ATATCATCCGCACGACGCTTACTCATTTGTATTTTACTCAAAGAGTTTAGACATCACGAATTGCTCCCTCTGATGGATGAAGAGGTGTATCAAACTGCTGGGTTAGGTCAGCAATAGTTAGAGTTTCAGTCTTCTCCTGCGAAGACTCCTCAAGATTCTTACGCTTACGCTCCGCATTTTCCTTACGCTGAGCTTCAATCTTTTGAGCCTTCTCTTCCTCAAAAAAGATATCGCGATTCACCTCGTTTTCCTTATACTTGCGCATTAACTCATTCAGTTCCTTCTCAGCATACTCAACTTCAGGCATCATGTGCTCAGAAGGATCCCATGGTAGCCAACAACCAACCTTACCAATGTATAGATTATCACGAGGATACTTACGCTGCATTACCTTCGCATACTGTTGACACTCTTCTAGATTTGCAAATACGCGACGAACCTTCACACCCCGAACATTGGTGCGAAAGCCCACCTTTTCGCTAAACTCTGTCTCAAGCTCCTTCTCCTTCTTTAGAAGAAACACCTGATACTGCTCATGAACATCCGTCTTCTTGACAGCTTCGTGGTGAACTTTGGCAAACTCTTGCATATCAGCCATCAGGTCATCTACCTTAAGAGTATATTTCTTAGAAAGAAAAGCCATGAAGTGCTCCATGCCCTTAATTTTCCAATCATAATCTAGCCATTCAATAAATTTTTCATTATAAAACTCATCCTTTTGCTTAATCGTCTTTTCCGGAGAGAGAAATGAAATAATTGAATATCTCTGCGTAGGAATCTCAGCGTCCTCCTCTAGATAGTCAATCGTAGTTCCGTCATCTTCAGTCGTAGGTAGTACTTCGCGAGGCATTTATTTATTAGTGTTGCCGTCTGTGAAAGTCGGTTGTTTACCGCGAGGTGTATGTAAAAGTTATAGAGCATCCTCTTCCAACACTATAAAGCCACTTATATTTTTCCAGATTCTCAATTTCTTCCCAAAAAAGACTATCACTATTTTTGTCTCGAATATAGAATCCAGTAATCATTTAATTATAAACTACCCAAACCATCTAAACTTCAGTATTTGGTTTACATTCGCCAATACCTTTAGTTTGTTGCATCATAATTGGAGCAGGGCAATTCTTACACGGACATCTTGCATGCTCGTATCCTAATATATGTCCAATTTCATGACTCACCATATATTGACGATAATTCTCAAGTGACAATTTACTTGGAGATGCACCATTAAACCATCTATCTGCATTCAAGTACATAAATCGTCCCCCAAGTTCGGCGCATGAGAGATTCTCAGATGAACCGCAAATCTTTTTAACAGTACTTGCCATTGACAGTCTAATAAGGACTCTTTCATCTTCATGTACAGGTTCAAAAAAGTATCCATGTTTCGCCCAACCATTAGGGTCATTCAAATATATTCCAACTGAATATCCGACTTGTACAGGTATGCGAATACCATAATGGTGAATAACATCATCATCAATCAAAAACTTGTAGCGAATGTGCTTCATTTGAATAATTATCTAAAGTCTTGTATAAAATGCCTGAAGCCAAACAAGCAGTAGCCCCTGGTATTGATTTTGGAGATTTACTTAGTCGTCTTGTCAAGTATGGCCTTGAAGGTCTAGTTGTGGCAATTGCTGCGTTCTGGCTGCCTAAGTTTATGGGAGGTCGCTCTCTTCCTATTTCTCAGATTGGAATGATTGGTTTAGTCGCCCTTGCAACATTCGCAATTCTTGATGTATATGCTCCCTCAGTTGGAGCTTCTGCACGTACAGGTGCTGGATTTGGTATCGGCGCCCATCTTGTTGGATTTCCTTAAATTCGTTCCATAATAGCATCCATAATTAGAGCAACTTGATTTCTAGGAATATCACCATATGTAAAGACAGCCCCGCGTGCCCCACGGTCTTCGGGATTGTCGTACTCATCTATAATAATTTCAATTCGAGCAGGGCGGTTTGCATTTGGAGTTCGAATGCGAAGACTCCAAATATTCTCTCCTAGATAGCGAAGCTTGTATGTAAAATTATAGTTCTGAAGAACATTGTTGCGAATTTGATTCATGATTGCACGCATATTCACTGTGCTGATATCTGCAATCTCTTGAGTCTCAATTATTTCGAATACCATTTTAGTGTATTCTGCATTCAATTAAGTAATACTCAATCCATTTTTGATGGAATATAAAAAGAAAAAGATACCAAAAGCTATTCGAGAGCAACTTTGGATTCAGAAAGTTGGAAGAAAGTTTGAAACTAAATGTAAAACAAGCTGGTGTGGCAATAAAATTAATGTATTCGATTATCATGCAGGACATGATACTCCCGAATCCAATGGCGGTCTAACCGAAATATCAAATTTAATACCAATATGTGCTAGATGTAATCTTTCGATGGGTAGTCAATACACTTTCAAAGAGTGGTGTATTAAAGGACAATCGAATAGAAAATGGATAGACTACTTTCGAAAAATATTTATGCCATGGAAGTCGTTCGATATAAAGGAAAGTGGTACAAAATCAACGCAAAACATTATGAACCAGAGCGACAAACAATCAACGTCGCGTGGGCTCAACTCCGCGAACCCAAATTAACAACAGAAGAAGTGTATCGTCATTTCTATGAAAAACAGCGATCAGATGCTAAGATTTTATATCCTTCGTTTCGTAAAGATGCTAACTGAACTCATTGTATCTGCAATTGTTGTTATTAGTTTTATAGGAATCTACTATCTAGTAACAGGAACTCCACCGGGAGCTCGTATTATTGAACAAACACCTCCGGTTGGAGGATTAGATTCTAATCAAGCAAACTTTATGTTTTTCTATGCGTCGTGGTGTCCTCATTGCAAAACCGCTCAGCAACCATGGCATTCAATGCAACAGTTAGTTAAGAACTCAGGATACACATATGGTGGAAAGACAGTTTCATTTGAAGAGATTAATGCTGAAACCGATAAGGGGAAAACAGCGCTTTATAATATTCAAGGTTATCCGACATTTAAGGTTCAAACGGCCGATAAGTTATTTGAGATGGTCGGAAGACCCAGTGTCGAGAACTTCAGAGAGTTCCTTAAGAAAGCCCTTGGAGATGAGAAACTCTCTCATTAATTCTCCAGAAACCTTCATAATATCAGAAACATCAAAGTCTCCAAGATCCGAATCGGCTAATAATTTAGGATATACTAATTCAACAGTTAACTCGGTTTTGTGAAATTCAATATGATTAATTACACTCATATTAAATACCTGACGTATGAACTCAGGGATAGATATGTCACCTATTGTTTTAGGTGTAATTTTTAGAGGTAGATGTGTTTTTAATGATAAAACCAAAGCGTCTTTATGTAGAGACCCAATATTTGGAACAAACAAGTCGCCGTCAATATAAAGCTGGTCGTATATTTCTTGTGGTTTGAAAACACCAGGCATACAACACGAGCAGCATAGCGCATCTATTACCAAAACATCACCAGTAAATATAGTTGGGATACCCTTTGTAATATTTGATGCAATTATGTATAATGGCATTTTTGCATCACCAATTTTTTTAGTTGTTACGTCAATCTGAAATTCATTGAATAATTCATACAGATTTTCTCTAAATAAATCCATAGTAAACATACCTTTCTCAGAAATACCCGATGTAATGTTTTTGAATGATAAATTTGGTATTATCTTATCACTAGATAAATGCTTTTTTGTCAATTCTATTAGTTTATCATCAATAGGAATGCCAAATGAAACACATGTAGCCATTATAGAACCAATAGAGCACCCATAAACGCCATCTGGAAATTCTAGAGTTTGATATTTTGCCAGTTCTCGTAAAGCACCCATATGTAATATGCCTTTTACTCCACCACCCCCTATCGCTAGTTTTTTGAACGGTAGAGACATTCTTGGTATGTAGTAAGTAAGAATGCTGAAAGCCCGTGAAGTATGGAATGAACAGGAGGGTAGAAGATTAAATCGCATGGCTGCAATGATGCCAGTTATGACACAAATTCAGGCAAAAATAAAGCAACAAGCAATTCATAATACAAGTGCACCATATATAGTATATGAAGTACCTAGCTTTGTTTTTGGATATCCTCTATATAGAATCTCTGAAGCCCTTGAGTTTTTAGTAAAAGAATACATGACTGCAGGATACTGGGTATGGATAGTAGAAAATAAGTATCTTCTTATTTCCTGGCTAAAGCCAATCAAAACAAGAGAACTTGGAAAACCTATTTTAGCAACAAACTATCGTCCACAAGTATACGACCCATCTGCGATAGCTTTTATGGCTAGAGATCCGACCGAATAAATACTTTATGTAAAACAAGTATCATGGTACGAATAACGTGGAAAGAATCATTATTTGTTAGTGGAAATGTATGTGTTCTAGCTATATTTTACACGTTATTTGGCATGGTAATATCGTATATAATGTATTATATATTTGATACACATGATGCTATATGGGAAAAAAGACCACTATGGTTTCAATTAAGTGATGTATCATTAGAAACAGCTATACTATCGTTAGTAGCATTCTGGACTGCACAACTTATTGAAATTACTCCACCAGTATTTCCTGTACGCAAAGAATTAGATATATTAGTTGATAGTTATATTTCTGGGGTATTCTTCATCTTTGCTATTTTCTTGTTTCTTGATGAATTAACAACCAAATACAAATACCTTTTTGAAAAAATATTCAGACCTCATTTTAATAAAATATTTCCACAATACGGATCCATTATAGATTTTTCACTTTCGTATAATTCGCGTAAAACGGACAAAACTAAATCCAACTATTGAAAACATCAAAATGGAGTGTCAACATACTCTAGTTATTGATGAAGGTCAACAAGTCTGTACAACATGTGGAATTATTTTCGACCAAGTAATCGACGAAGGTGCCGAGTGGCGTAACTATGAAGACTCTAAGGGTGAAGACCAATGCAGAACGGGATTTGTAACTTCCGACCTGCTTCCAGAGTCATCGTATGGGTCTATCATTTCTTATAAGGGAGTAAATTCACCAAATATGAAGGCTCTTCAGCGACTATCATGTTGGTCGTTATCATCAAATTCTCAGCGCTCATGGATGGGTATCTTTGATGCAATTAATTTGAGTTGTACACATGCCGGGTTACCAAAAGCAATTATCATGGATGCGTGCGGAATGTATAAGGCACTTGAAGATGCTCAAAAAGTTCGTGGTGAAACTCGTCGTGCATTAATGGGAGCTGCAATCTTTGTCGCATGTCGCAATAATGGTGTTCCGCGGTCTTATGAAGAAATCTCCAAAATGATGATTGTAAATATTCGCTCACTGTGCAAGGCAGTTACTCACTTTTCACCCACCGACAACACTGTTCTTCAAACAGAAATTGGAATTGCAGAGCGCTTGTGTGCTACTCTATCTCTCAATGATGAGCAGCGTACCAAAATTATGGACCTTCTATATGAAATTTCTACAAAGTCAGAGGATGATTTTGAACATACTCCAAAAACAATTGTAGCGGGAGTGGTTGCTTATGTTATGGGGCTAAAAACAAAAGTAGAAATGAAAGTAGTTTCAGAGGCTTCTGGTGTTTC